GGCGGGAACAGCGGCTACGGAGACATCCCACAGATGTCCGGCAGCATGGCGAACTACACCTTCGGAGACACTCCCAGCGCGGACGCGAACAAGCTCCAATGGGTCAAGATCAAGGACGGGGACAAAACCCTCCTCATTTGCGACCGCGTCATTCTGGTCAGCGTCTCGTGGGATGACTTGAACGGGCAGGGCTATGTCACCGGAAAGACCATCACCATCGACGGGGCAAAGTACAAGTGCCGCCTCCTCACCGGAGGCAGCAACCGGCGGAATAACGACTGGTATGCCGGAGGAACACCTACCAATAACGAGTGGGACAGGTTCATCACCCGCGAGGAAGTCATCACCGGACTCCCTGCCCCGGTTTCCTCTGACCTGGACACCAACCTCAACACGACCGATCACAACAGTCCCCATAATCAGCTTTGGCATTGGGCGGGCGTGTATTCCTGGTGTCAAGAGACCTGGGCGGAGAACGCGTCGTCCCGTGCGGTTCGCGGGTACTCTTCGGCCCGCTACTGGAACTACTACAATGCTACGTTCTCCAGTCCGCGCGTCGGTTTCCGCCCCGTCCTTGAAATCCTGAACACTGACCCTCTGATCTCTGACAGTGACAGAGACCTCGGAGATAAGAACAGCAATTTTACGATCACCTACACGGTCGATGACGCCGACTCCGGCGACGTCTTGACGGCGACGGAGTCGCTCGATGGGCAAACGACGAAGTCGTTTGCCCCGACGCGAAATTTGGTAAACACCATCTCTGTCGATGTCGACTCCCTGAGTCTCGGTAAACACACCGTCAAGGTCGTCGTCAGCGATGGACAGGGCGGCACAGCGACCCGGACGTGGACGTTCACCCGCACAAACTCCGCACCGACCATTTCCGGCAGCGACGGCAACCTCGGAGATAAGAACCTCGGCTTCACCTATGCCTACACCATTGACGATGCGGACGGCGACACACTGACCGTCGTGGAGGAACTCAACGACGAGACGATTCGCACGATCAACAATGCGCCCAAGGGCGAGGAGCTGACCGTGACGATCACCTCCGAGAAGCTCTATGCGCTGGGGCTTAATTCGGTCAACACCCTCAAGATCACCGTCACGGACGGCAAGGGCGGTACGGCCTACCGTCGCGTCACCTTCAAACGCACAAACTCCGCACCGACGATCTCCGGGCAGGACAAGGCCCTCGGTCTGAAGAACGGGAGTTTCGCAGAGAATTACACCGTGAGCGACGTTGAGGGCGACAATGTGGTCGTCACCGAGTTCGTGGATGACGTGCAGATCCGCAGCTATCAAGCAACGCTGGGGCAGCAGGAAACGATCGAGCTGACCCGAGAGAAGTGGCTCTCGCTTACCAATGGACAACACCAGCTCCGCATCGAGGCGGTCGACGGCAACTTCGCCACCAGCGTCCGTGTATTCTCCTTCAGCAAGAAAGAGACAGTCATTAAGTTCGAGCTGGTCGCGCCGGAGGAGACCGATGCAGCGGCGACTAAGGTGCTCGTGACGCCGACGTGGAAGATCGAGGGCGCGGTCGCCAAGGTGGAGGCGTGCAACAACGGTTTTGACGCCGTTCCCACATGGGAGGACATCACGGCGATGGTGCAGATCAACCGTGTCTACAACTTCACCAACAAGACCAAGACCGCGAGCAAGTGGGGCGTGAATATCCGTTTCACCATCACAAAGAATGAGGGCTTCGAGGGTGAAGTCTCCATCTCGGGTTTCGGAGGTGCGTATGAATAAAGCTATGAAGTATTTGACTCCGAAAAAACCTATCTCCAAGATCGCCCGTGACCGGGCAGAGGAGATGGAAGAACGGAATGTCGACCTCTACGAGGCGATCGCTGGACTCTTTGAAGAGCTGGCTGCGCTGGAACAGTCCAACGCGGAGCTGAAAGCCCGTGTTGAAATGCTTGAAAAAGGAGGTAAGCAGAAATGAAAGTTAAGACCTATATGATCGCCGTCTATGCCGTTCTCGTCAAGAACGGCAAGCGCGAGATCGAGGAGCTTCCCGAAGCCTATATCATTCCTGTTGCTGAGTATTTGGCTACTCAGGAAGAAGCTACCAACGAATGAGATAAGCGGTGAAGCAAAAACCCCGAGGTAAAGGCAGTTTACATCTTTCCCGGGCAACCACAAAGGCTCGTCCCGCAGTACACGCAGACCACCTTGAAGGGGGCCGCGTTTGCTGTGGGACGAGCCTAAGATTTTCTTCTTAGAACGGCGCTATTTTTTCTCAATTATCCTGTCCGAATTTCTCAAAAATCGTGTCGCGCTACAGGTGCTTTAGAAGGAGACAGTCAAAATGAAAAATATCACGCGACGTGGATTCCTACAGCTTATGGCGGCGACGGCTCTGGTGTGTGCAACAGCACCGCTGACGGGATGCGGGAAGAAAAATAAAAAGAAACTCATTATCGGTACATGGTACCGTCAGGGTTCGGATGACTTGGCGTTCACGATTTATGATGACGGAACCTGCATGATTGATAATGACTACGGAAAAGGAACATGGTCGATTGCGAACGAAGACCAGTTTACGCTTACCGGATTCTATGGGAATAGCGAGATTTTCACGATAATCGCTATCGATAAAAAATCAGTGACCTTTGGCCCGCCGAATGCGGATAAGAATACCGACCAGACAATCGTATTCTGGCATACGGCTGAGGATGCAAAAAATAATGCTGGGTAAATGAGGAAGGACAGAAAGAGGTGAAATCTATGAGAACCGCTCAGAGACTGGCTGCACTCGGAGTTGTGGCAGCGATTGTTCTTTCGGGATGTTCTAATGGGAAAGACAGTTACTCATCTGCGGAAAAAGAGGAAAGCGGCCAGCCACTTCAGTCGGCTTCGATAAGTGCGAGTTCTAGTGTGGAGTCTGCGGAGCTTGCCGAAAGTGCGAATGCAGGGTATCCAACATTGAAGGAAATAGCGCAAAATTATAATGGTTGTGCGCTTGAATACCCGAATATGGAAGAGCTTTCGGTCGCTTGGCTTTATAACGGCGGCGAAGGTAACTTCTGTCTGTTTGATGTGGACGGAAGAGTTCATCATGTTTTTGAAAGTGGTACTTACATTGCTTCTGGTTTTTATAACGGGATGTGTATGACAAGTACCCGTGTGATGGCAAAAGAGGATGGAACGCTTTTCAGGCCGTCTTATCTATCGAATGATGAAATTATCATCCGGTATGCGAAGGATGACGATGGTACGCTGCTCTGGACAGTAAGAAGAGAGGACTCGATTGAAGGAACAAAGGCAATTATAACCGCTTGGGATACGAACGGTGAAATTCGTTTTCAATGTGATACTACACGTGATGAGTTTTCGAAAATGAATTCTGATACCGTATATAAAGACCTTGCGAATAATGACTACGATTCGATTGGAATCTCACAGGCATTTGCATACTGTGGAGGAAGCGTATATCGCATCCGTAGTGATTTTTATTATGTGTTTATGAACATTGATACCGAAAAATTTTTCCCGGTACGGGAACCCAATGCGTATCTGATACAGGCAGAAGGGAACCTGATGATTCGAACAATGCCGGGGCTGAGAGCACTCGATGATGATTTTAATGAGCTTCCGGAATGGGAGGCCATAAAGTCAAGACGAAGCGAAACGCCAGTATTAAGCGAAGGGCTGATTTATTTGGATGTCAGGAGAGATGCAGGTGATTTTGAGGATTATCCATCGGGGTTTTATGATGTCCATTTGAATCAAGTAATCGACCTGAGCCAATATAATATTCAATCGATTTATGAGGATGAACCTCGGTTTATCAACGGCTATGCAGTCTTACAGATGAAAAATCCAGAGGGTGTTCCATTTTGGGGCGTTATAAAGAGAGATGGAACATGGGCGGCAGAACCGCAAAAAGGTTCAGTCAGATATGTATACCAGACAGCTGATGGTGTTCTTATTACTACCTGCGAAGAAAATACGGAGCAGTGGTATACATATGACCAAACCGGGACGAAGCTTGATGAATGGGACAGAATAAAATTTGACGGCTCTTATGGATATGCACAGGATAGTTCGTCAGGACACAGGGGAATCTGTGAAGTCTATAACGGGTATACATATGCTAGTTTGAATAGCCATGTTGCAAAAATCAGCAGTGACGGTTCTTACGAATATCTGTCTTGACGCCCAAGGCAAAAGCTAACAGTGACATTTGGCTGGAAAAGGATTCATGGCAAGTGAAAATCGGACGAGTAACAAACGGATAGAGAAAGGTGTAAAGTTATGTCCAAGAAGGAGAAGACGATTTTATACGCAATATGTGCCGTTATTGTGTGTGCTGTAGTTGCAGTATGTGTGACTCAGAATACTACCGGCAGCCGCGAAAAAGAGATGAAAAAGCTTCTGGCAAACAACTGGTATCGGCAGTGGTCGGAGAGTGTGAGCTTTACGCTTTACGACGATGGAACAGTTACGATTCCAGGTTCTTACGGTCAAGGAAAATGGTCACTTGTAAATGATGATGTTTTGAAAATCTCGGATTTCTATGGTGAAACTATGACACTGAAAATTGACGACCTCGATGACCAATGGCTTGTGGTCTATGAAATGGAAAACGGACAACAGAGTGAAGAAAAAATTACATTCTGGAATACAGCGGAAGGCGCACAGACGCTCCGTGCAAAATTTTGAAGTTAGAAGTTGAAACTATGTCAAATGAAATGAATCGTCGCAAATTCCTGAAGCTTACAGGCGCAGCAGTTTTGGCAACATCCGTTGCAGGAGCGCTGGGCGGATGTAGTGGCGGCGGCAGCAGTACGCCTGCACCGCCCTCTCCTGAAGAAGAGGAAATAGCGCAAATTATCCTGGATTCGATTAATGCTGCACGCAAAGAAGTTGGATTGGACGGCACAGTTCAAGAAGTGGATAAAATAAGCCAGCTTTCAGCACAGCGCGCGCTGGAAATGATGAACGGAAAAACGAATGAGGAACTGCCTTCGATTCCAGAAGATTTCAAAGATGGTGGAAAATGCTATAAGTACGGCGGAAGGGAAAGCTGGACGAAAACAGGGGTTCCACGGGGATACTTTACAAAGGAACAGCTCACAGCAAAATGGAAGAATGATTTCCAAACAGAGTTGACTGCCCCGGGAAGGACAACGATAAAGGAAGATGTCTATGTGGGTATTGGTGTGCAAGAACGCGAGGGCATTGTATGGCACGATGTAATTTTCGTTCATGAAGGCGAATAAAGCAGATTTTTAATCCTAATTAAATGAGAGGGCGGGAGGGACGAACAATGTCCCTCCCGCCCTCTTTGTCTGCCAAAGATTCAAAAATCATACAAAACCTTCTTTATTTTGTCATAACTGTCCCGTATAATAAAATATAGGTCAACATCAGAATTGCGGCCAGCGCCCGGCGGGGGCTGGCTTTGGACTGGATAGAGGAGGAACACTCACATGGCAAACGAAAAGATACTCGTTGTGGACGACGATACCAACATCTGCGAGCTGCTGCGGCTCTACCTGACCAAGGAGGGCTATCAGGTCACGACGGCCAACGACGGCGAAGAGGGCCTTGAAAAGTTCAACCAGCTCAAGCCCGACATGGTGCTGCTGGACGTCATGATGCCCAGGATGGACGGCCTCGAGGTCTGCCGCCGCATCCGCAAGCTGGGCAACACCCCGGTCATGATGCTGACGGCCAAGGGCGAGACCTTCGATAAGGTGCTGGGCCTCGAGCTGGGCGCAGACGACTACATGGTCAAGCCCTTCGACACCAAAGAGGTCGTGGCCCGCATCAAGGCGGTGCTGCGCCGCTACACTGTCACCACGTCCCAGACCGAGAGCTCCGAGGGCGTCATCGAGTTCGACAACCTCCGCCTCGACATGAACAGCTACGAGCTGCGGGTCAAGGGAAAGGTGGTGGAAGCTCCCCCGAAGGAGCTGGAACTGCTGAACTGCCTCGCCTCTCACCCCAACCGGGTCTACACCCGCGACCAGCTGCTGGACGAGGTGTGGGGCTTCGAATACTACGGCGACAGCCGCACCATCGACGTCCATGTCAAGCGCCTGCGCGAGAAGCTGGCCGGTGCTTCCGATAAATGGGAGCTGAAGACCGTCTGGGGCGTGGGCTATAAATTCGAGGTGCGTCAGTAATGCGCAAAAGTGTTTCCGTCGCGTTCTTCTCGCTCATGAGCACCCTGCTCATCTTTGGCACGGTGATCATGGGAAGCTCGGAGCTGGTGCTGTTCAGCAACTACTTCGCCCAGGAGCGGTACGACGTGCTGGACGAAGTGGTCAATGTGGCCCAGCGCACGGCGTCCCATCTGGTGCAGGAAGCCGCTCTGCCGGAAGGCGAAGAACTGGAAGCCCTGAACACCAAGCTCGAGCTCATCGGTGAGAGCGCGGAAGTGTACCTGTTCTTCACCGACTGCGACGGCAACGTGGTGCTGGCCTCAGACCCGGAAAATCTGACCGGGGATGTGGTGGAGGCGTCCGTGCTGGAAAAGTCGGCCAAGGCCAAGGAGAATTATCACGTCTTCGGCACGCTGGACGGCGTACTGACCGAGAAGAGCTACATCTCGGTGCGTGAGATGCGCAGAGAGAGCGGCGAGTGTACCGGCTACCTCTTCCTCTGCTCGTCGGGCGACCGGCTGGTGGAGTTCCGCAGGGAATTCTTCTCGAACTTCTTCCTCTCGGCCTGTCTGATGCTGCTGGTGGCCAGCGTCCTCACCAAGGTGATGATGCACAAGCTCACCGACCCCATCCAGAAGGTGACGGATGCGGCCCAGCGCTTCGGCGGCGGCGACCTGTCCGTCCGGGTCGAGGGCGTGGACGGCGAAGGCGAAGTGGCCGACCTGGCCCGCACCTTCAACAAGATGGCGGACAATATCCAGTCCAACGACAACTCCCGGGGCCAGTTCATGGGCAACATTGCCCACGAGCTGCGCACCCCCATGACCACCATCAAGGGCTTCATCGACGGCATTCTGGACGGCACCATCCCGCCCGATATGCAGAACCACTACTTACAGCTGGTCAGTGAGGAGACGGGCCGTCTGGCGCGCCTCATCCAGAATATGCTGGATCTCTCGAAGCTGGAGAGCGGCGAATATCAGGTGAACGCCCGGATGTTCAACATCTGGGAGACGCTGACCGGCGTGGCCCTCTCGGCGGAGCAGCGCATCAACGACGGCATGATCGACATTGACGGCCTGACCATGGATGAGAAGGTGCTGGTCTATGCCGACCCCGACCTCATCCATCAGGTGGCCTACAACCTGCTGGACAACGCCATCAAGTTCACCCCGGCAGGCGGCACCATCCGCTTCGGGGTGGAGAGGCTGGGCCCGGAGGTGGAAGTCTCCATCTGGAACTCCGGCCAGGGCATCAGCCCCGAGGCGCTGCCCTACGTCTTCCAGCGCTTCTACAAAGAAGACCAGTCCCGGGGTCTCCACGCCCGGGGCGCAGGTCTCGGCCTGAACATCTGCAAGGTGCTGGTCAACCTCTCGGGCGGCCAGATACGGGTGGAGAGCAAGCAGGGCGAGTGGTGCAGGTTCGTCTTCACCCTGCCCGTCCAGCCCCCCAACCCCGGCGGCATGAAGCGTCTGCCCGACGAGAGCGGCCGCCCCGGTGCGGTGGAAGACCCGGCCAGCATGAAGCCGGTAGACTAACTTCACAGCGGTCAGACTGCCCCTCAAAGGAGCGGTCTGGCTGCTTTTTGCGTTGTGGAAGAGGGGAGATACGCAGAACTTTACGTCTTTTCCGTGAAAAACACGGCTGCGGGTTTGATTTTTTCGCTGTTTTCATGTAAACTATAATCGACTATGCCGACTGCTCCTGTGGGAGATGCCGCAGGGACGGCGGCAGAGCAAAATTACAAAAATTCTCTAAAAAATAACGGGGAGTAAAATAAAATGACAACGCTCAGTCCTTCTATCCTTTCGGCTGACTTCAGCCATCTCGGCGCAGACTGCCGTATGGTGCTGGATGCCGGTGCGCAGATGCTGCATTATGACGTGATGGACGGCCACTTCGTGCCGAACATCAGCTTTGGCGTCCCGGTGCTCAAGAGCCTGCACAAGGCCCTGCCGGACGCTTTCTATGACGTCCACCTGATGATCACCCACCCCCAGCAGTACGCCGAGGCGTTTGCCAAGGCCGGTGCCAGCCTGCTCAACTTCCACCTCGAGTGCGACGACGACATCCAGGAGACCATCGACGCCATCAAGGCCCAGGGCTGCAAGGTGGGCATGACCATCAAGCCCGGCACCCCGGTGGAAGAGCTGGGCTACTACATCGACCAGCTGGACCTCGTGCTGGTCATGAGCGTGGAGCCGGGCTTCGGCGGCCAGAAGTTCATGCCCTCGGCCCTCGACAAGCTCCGCTGGCTCAAGGCGGAAAAAGACCGCCGCGGCCTGAAATTCCTGCTGGAAGTGGACGGCGGCGTGGATGCCGCCACCGCTCC